AGGTTATTACACTTGACAAGAAAACTGATTAGGTGTATACTTATAGTAAAGATAAAACGAAAAGGATAAAAAAATTATGCGTAAAGTTTATTACAAATATATGGACGATGCAGAACGTACAGTAAGTGTACGTCGAGAGATTACATTTGTGAAAGGTTATGTTTATAACGTAGACACCGAAGGTAATATAACAACAACTGAACACAACATGACGCTACCGCTACGACGTAGAGAGTCTGAGGTAAAACGTCGTTACTCACAATATTGCGAAGAAAACGGATATGACGGGTTTAAGGTTGTAGATGTGGAATATAAGAAATTAACTTCAAATATTCCGCTCACGGTATTTATGAAAGGACTAGATTATGACAGCTAAAAAAAAGAAAACAAGCTTAAGCAGTGATCGTGGGTATATCACACGGCGTGTCAATCAGCTCTCAAACATGGGCGCAAAAGACGAAGAGATTAAAGCTGTCCTTGGTACTAATACTCTCTCTAGTAAAGAGATGGATTCGAAGACAGTCCGCAAGGTTGCGAGTAAGCTTAAGACTAAAGCTTATGCGTCAAACGATCTCGCAGTTAATCCACACACAGGCGGTATCTATCGTGAATCGACAGTGAAAAAACACCAACTGTTTAGACGTATGGAAACAACTATCGAAGGTGGTGGACGAGTAGACGGCGTAGTGATGAGTAAAAACTGGGCAAGCGAACAGCGTAACAGGTTTAGCAGAATGAACGAAACGCAAGTCCGCAAAATGAAAACAAGCTACGCGAAAGACAAAAAGAACCAATACATCAGCGCTCTTGAATCTCGTTACAAAGTAATGAAAAAATCAGGTGCAACCGATGCGCAACTAAAGAACGCCAGGGCGGCAATCCGTAGCGTGAAGCTCTTAAGTCCTACAAAGTTTGTCGATAGTCTAAAAGATCCATCGACACGTATGCAATGGAACATTAAAAACTTGCGTGACTGGTTTTACGATTCCGACGGTAAAAAAATTGAAATGAGTGACAGCACTAAAGTAAGCGAAATAGATGGATCTTTTGATGACGTGCAAAGAGCATCTAAAATTGCTTATCGTCGCTCAGCAAAACACAAAAAATAAACAAATGAAAGCGATACTTTATTATGAATACCACGAAACAAAAGAACCGCACTGATCGCACTTTTTACGCGGCAGTTGCGAACATGACTAACGAAAACGCTCAAAGCATCACACTTGACAGCATAACTTTTAAACGTTGTCTCACTACTACTGCTACAACGTTTGACACTATTTGTAGCTTTTTAAAAGCTTGGGTAGGTCAAGGGCTTAACGATACAAACACAGTACATACACTTTTTGTACCAAGTTTGATTGAAGTATGCGACTCGTTTGTTGCATATTTTATCGAGAACGGCATAAAATATGATAGTCAAATCGGCGTAGAGTTTTATGAGTTGCGTTTTTATGTGAACGATTACCGCTTTGAAATCAAAGACTTTAAAAAAGTTTTTGATGGTGATGTTAATGCTATGCGTGAAACATTTAAGCTCTCAGGTAGCGATATTGATGTATTTTGTAAAGCTGTCGAAGAGTATTTCGTAGCAGGTAAGTACGTCCGCTTTACTAATGCATCGCAAGCGCTTTATGAGTTTAAGCAAATCATGAAACAACAAGGTTACGCTTTTGATAGCTACTTTCCACAGTTAGCAGACGGCGTCGATGAACTTTGTCGTAAAGTTGACAAAGCTGGATGGAATTACGTTGTCCCTAAATATGCGAATAAAGACATTAAAGGCGAAATTAATGTTTTTGACATTAACAGTATGTACGCCTTTATCCAAAAATCCGCGGTCTTGCCTTACGGTAAACCCGTCGAAATTAATACGGTGTGGCCTAAAGCTCCGCTAGAATCTCAAGTGTCTTTTATCTTTTTTGAATGTGCATTCGAATTAAAAGACGGTTTTTTCCCGTTTGCAAAAACTGTTAACAGCATGTGTCAGGAAGGACATATAACTTACGAAACAAAAGGATATTCTGAGTTTTGTATGACTTGGACAGAATATCAGCTCTTTTTAAAAAGCTACGACGTGGATGAATTTGCTTTTTTGAAACAGATAACATTCGCAGGCGCTCACGGTTTGTTTGATAGTTATGTAAATAAATATTATGCTGAGAAACAAGAAGCGTCGACTCCTTTTAGTCGTCAACATGCGAAAGCTATGTTGGTTAGTCTTTATGGTAAGTTTGGTGCTAAGACGCTTTTAAAAATCAAAGATCCAGAGATTGATGAAAGTACGGGTAAAGTAGTTTATAAAAATGGACGTGATACATTTGTTAAAGCGATTTACGCTCCGATGACTGCTGCTATCGCTTCCTTAGCTCGTACATATATTGTATCTGTTGCTCTTATGCATCGTGATAACTTTGTTTATAGCGATACGGACGCGGTACATTTGACGACTAAAAATGTAAAATTTGAAGTCGACTCAAAAAAACTCGGTGCGTTTGATTTGGAGGTTTCAGGTGTTCGCTTTAAATACATCCGTCAAAAATGCTACGCTATTGAAAAAACTGACGGCTCTTTACATGTTAAGGTAGCAGGCATGACGGACGCTGTAAAGAAACAGGTGACTTTTGATAATTTCAAGGTAGGTCAAAAATTTGACGGTCTTAAAAAAATGATTGGTCGCCGTGGAGGTATGTCGATTGTCACAACGACTTTTGAAATTAAAGCGATTGACGATTTTGACTATTGACAGATTTTTAAAAGTTTGATATACTATGTATGTGAGGTTAAGTGGTATTACCTCACAGAGTATCGCTAAAAAATCGGGGCGTTAGTAGTGCAACGCTCTTTTTTTGTACTGTTTTTAGTCGGTATTCGTTAGAGTTACAGGTACTACTCAGGACATCGCGAGCGTTTATAAAAAACGCTCTTTTTTTTGTGTCCTGACGCTTGACGTATTTGAGTTAGTGTGTTATTATAATAGTACAGAGATAGGCAAGGTAGAGCGTCTATCTCGGACATTACACGAGTCATATTACATGAAGTACCACCTTTCTTATTAAATCATAAAATCTCCTTTCTTTCTTATTTATCTATACTTTACAGCTCTACCACTACTACCTCTAGACGAGATGTCTAGAGGATTTTTTATATATAAAAAAAACAGCTTCAAAAGAGAAACTGTCTGAAGAAACTATCCGAGAGCAACTGTCAAAGCAAGTGATTAAGTTGCAAAGCTGTCGGGCGCAACTCAATGCGCAATCATCCCGACCTCATGCGACAATCACAATCGGTGCTTCTTGTATTATTATCTTAACACAACTCTTAAAAAGTGTCAAGCTACTTGACAGATTTGTCGGCTTGTGTTATTATAATAGTACAAATAAATGTAAAGGAGGCTTATCCAACATGGAAACAGCTTTTGAAACTAAAGACGCTTTAGAGCTTCTCGACTCACTTCCTGAGCGTGTCGGTAACGACGACGAAATTGAATCAATTCTCGCGGACTTGATCACTCTTAAGGATTTTGTTAGCACTATTGATGAAATTGTAGCGACGCTTAATGAAGATGTGGCAAACCTTAACAAAAAGAATCAAGGTCTTATGGCATCAAACAACACGCTTTACCGTCAAATTGGTAAACAAAATGAAGCAGCTGAAGAAGCTAAAGAAGCAGTCTCAAAAATTGCACAAATTAACGATCTCTTTTAAGTAGAAAGGACTAGAAAAAATGAATCTTCCAAAAATTGACTGGTACGGACGCGACGAGCTTAAAGCTATTTATGCAGATCGCGCCGTCGAAACTAACGCACCTACCGACGTTGAACAACCTCTTGAAACACCTGCTGACAGTGTTGCAAACGTTGAACAAAACTATCCTGAACGTGTTGAACGTGCAGACGAGTTGAAAACAACTGAAGTAAACGAAAACAATAAAATTCCTGTAGAAGAAGGAGAAGAATAATGAGTAATAAAATTACACGCTTTATGTCTCACGAAACGGGACAAACAGTAAGCAACATCGACCTTTTGAACGCCATTCGCGAAAAAGCTTCAAACGCTTATCAAGCGGACATTCCAGTTCTCAAAGGCGCAATTAACCACAGCAACATTCCTGTACAACAATTTCAAGTGCATGAAAACGAATTTTTTGAACAGTTGATTAATCGTATTGGATCAGTTGTCGTAAAAGCTCTCACTTATGAAAACCCTCTTGCTATTTTCAAATCTGAGATTTTTGAATTTGGTGACACGCTTGAAGAAATTTACGTAGCGCCTGCGGAACGTAACAACTTTAACGCTAAGGACAATGGACATCCTTTCGCGTTTGCTGATACCGACATTGAAGTTTTCTATCACAAACTTAACAACGAATACCGCTACGATCGTACATTCGAGCGCGCATGGGTTCAAAAAGCATTTACCTCAGACATGGCATTTGATGAATTTATTGATAAGATGTTTACGTCACTTATCAGCTCAGACACGCTTGACGAATATGCAGCAGTAAAACAAGTCCTTAACGACTCACTCGCTGAGGTAACTTATACCGACAACGCTGGTACAGCTCACCAAATCACCGTAGCTGGTACTAAAGTTGACACAACTCACAATAACTATATCGAAGAGATGGTAAAAGATATTATCGCGAAATCTAAACAGTTTACTATTCCTTCACGTGACAAGGCTCACTCTAATAACCCTGTTGGAGTACCGAACGCTACGCCTCTTGAAGAGCAATATCTCATCATCGATGCGGAATACAGCACAGACATTGATTTGATGCTTGCGAATGCATTTAACATGGATAAAGCATCCGTCCAAGCTCGCCAAATTGTTGTAGACTTCTTTGACAAATTCACTGGAGCTGGACAAAATAACGGACGCCGTCCAGTTGCTTTCCTTGTTTCTAAGAATTCAATTATCCTTAAAGACAAGCTCGTTCATATGGAAAGCATCCGCAATCCGAAGACAATGTCTTACAACTACTTCTATCATCACCACTACCTTACAAGCCTTTCACTTTTTGAAAACATCCACATGTTTTACGTGGAAGACTAAATAGTATTCCTCTACTAGCCCTACCCATAACGGGTTTAGGGCTTTTATAAAATTACAGAAAGCGAGGAAAAGTATTTGAATACTGTAAATTATCACAGTTTAAAAGAATATACAAAAACTTTAGGACGCATTGAACACAGTAAAACGACTGTCGACCGCAACCGTACAGCGTGGTATAACTTTTACTTTAACTACTTTTATGACATTGTGGTTAATTACTTCTCTTGGTACAACTTACCGAACGACCTTGACGAGTTATTTATAGAACGTAAACTCTTAGAAAATGGACACGTGGCATTTTTCGAAGACGATGAACTCGGTTACGTTGTCCAAGGTGGAACACGCGGACAAGAGCTGAACATTTACGACTATCCTACGACTTATCTTCCTGTCAATGCGGCTCAACAGATGCGCTTTCCAAAAATGCAAATTGCGTACAGTAAAAGGGATTTTGAGCTTTTGCAAAAGATGCACGACGAAACGCGAACCGATAAGCCTTGTATTGTTATTCCTAATAATAACTTATTTGAACCTTACTTGGACTATATTCATCTCTATTGCGAAAAGCTAGCAGATATTGAAATGACAATCCAGCTGAACCGAAACGCACAGGTCACACCGTTTTTCGTACTAGCTGATGAAAAATCTGTTCTAAGTTTAAAAAATATTTTTAATAAGATTCAAAGCTTTGAGCCTGTTGTTTATGCAAACACGCAGAAAAACGCAGCCGGAACAGCGGACTTCCAACAGTTGGACGACCGAATTAAAGTATTTCGAACGGATGCGCCGTACTTGCTCGACAAGTTGCACGACGAAAAGAATCGCGTGATTAATCAGCTCTTAACATTCATCGGTATTAATAACAATCCAGTGGATAAAGCTGAGCGCTTAGTAACAGCTGAAGCTATTTCAAACGCGGGTATCATCAGCGCAAATATTGAGGTTGGCTGGAAATCACGACGAAATGCGGTAAAACGCATTAATGAAGCTTACGGCTTAAACATCGACGTCGAGCCTGCCGAGTGGGTACAACGCTTTAACTTTGCAGACGTTGAGAAAGACTTGAATACGGAAAATCTTGACGACAATGCAGACGGAGGGCTTCAACCATGACACAAAATAACACCACGGCGACGATAGAACAATTTTTAAAATCTCGGTATCGTAATCCGATTACAGGAAACCTTGACGGCTTGGCAGTTGATGAAAACGGAGACTTCCTTCACTATAACGTCATCATCGATCAAACTTTTAATGAGTTATTTAAAGACATGCACCTTAACAAATACGTCGACGACGACTTTAAAAAGTTATTCTGTCAGCGCTTTTATAATCGTGAGATAGGCTTTGAAACGTTCGCACGCTTCCAGGTATTTTTAGAGCAAGAATTAAACACGGACTGTCTTAATTTGTTTAAAGTCCGTGACACGCTTAAAAATATGAGCCTTGATCAAATGAATCAAGATACGAATATGTATAATGACGGAAGCTCTAAAAATGACAGTCATACGCTCTCAATCTCAAACACCACACCACAGGAACATTTGAGCATAACTTATGATAACGACCATGACCAAAAGTACGGAGCGATTGACTATGCAAACGCGCTCGGTGAGGGGAACGCTAAAGGCAAAGAAGACCACCATTCATACACGCACGGATGGGCAGGCGGTCAACTCGCTCAGCGTTACAATCAGTTAGCGCAGATGGAAGACCTAACCTTCGAAATCTTCAACATTTTGGAACCGCTCTTTTTACAGGTGTGGTGACAATAGAAAGGACAAACTATGCGAGAATTAACAATTGCTAATGACAATTTAGTTAGCTATGACAAATACTTAGCTCAGCTACTTATTAAAGTACCGCAGGATTTCACACCTGAGCCTGACGAGCTATACTATTTTAAAGTGTCAAATCCACGCTATGGTAAACGCTTAAAAAACTTGTACGTCAAGGCTCGCGCGGTGCTCTACTACTACGCGGACAAGTCGACGGCTGAACGTTGGGGCATCACCTCGACACGCTCAAAAGTTGTAAACAAACCGCTTACAACGGTAACGACATCTGGTGACGATTTAAACTGTTTATGCTTTATTCGCTTCAAAGTTTTAGGCGTTTATTACAGCAAAGATAAGCTTTTATCTAAATCAAAATTAAAAGGCTTTGGGCGTGTCATCGATGATAACGAATATTTTAGCCGTATTCCTATTATTAACGAGCTCACGCACTGGGACAACGGCGTTCTAACATCTAATAATTTTAAATTTAAAGCGGATTATGAGAAACCGTGGAACGATGCGGATTCGTGGGAAGAAATCGGGATTGTATGGTATGACAACAACAACCGAGGATTCAAAAAACCTGGTTGGGTGCATTACTTAAAAGACTGGGACAAATTTAATCTCACCGCAACAAACAACCGCGACGGCGAAAAGCGTGTCTCATTCGTTGGAGGAGAGGGGCACGAAAAACTATGATTACCATAAACGCAGAAATGACGCCAACAAGTCTCCGCCTCACTGCTCGCGGACACAGCGCCACAGGGCGCGAAGATTGCGCTCGTGCGACGACGGCTTTCCAGGCTATTACATACACGTTCACTCACAAAATTATTGACAAAAAAACGGCTGACGGTTATAGCTACGCTGAAATAAGCTGTAATAAGCAAACTAAAAAAATGCTTTTGCAAGCTGTCCTCTATTTAAAACAGCTCGCGGAATTGCATCCAAAAACTATGTCATTTACATTTATAGAAAACGAGGAAAAAAATTATGACTAAATCAACTAAACGACCTTTACCAGTTTCTAAGACCATTCAATTTCAACAACATCAAAAGATTAAAGACATTTCGGTAAGCGGTAAAGATGCGCTTACAAGCGTTGATTTTTCAGAGCGCGACGGTGACTTTAAGCTTAAAGTAAAAGCTGATCCAGATAAAATTAATGAAGTAACAGGGACGCCTTTTGTAACGACAAGCGTTACAACAGCTGATGAAGGCACGGACGATCCGAAGAAATCGGTCGCCTTGGGACACGATTATCGAGGCTTAAACGTTGAGACCACGGGTAAATATTTGAGCATTAATAAAACAAAAGATAAAGCTGTTATTGACGGTACATTAATTGAGCAAGATTTGACCAAGGCTTTGAACGACGCAAAAGAAGCAAAAGACAAAGCCGACAAAGCTGCTGAAAAAGCAGGACTTGCGGATCAAAAAGCTACTACCGCTATTACACAAATTGCAAGCGTGTCCGATGCTCTCTCAAAATTATCAAAAGCAAGTACAACAGAGGACGCAAAATTATGGAATGAAATCGGCAAACTTAAAGCAAAACTAAAAACACTTCCAGAAGACGCCAAGCTTTACGTCAGTGAAGCTGACAAAGAACGCGCGAACGGGGGACGTCTTGAAGGCTTAACGCACGTAGACTTTTATACAGCACTTGACAGCACGGACGCTACAGCCATCAGCATGTCAGAAAATGTAACCATTGGTATTACATTAAAACCAGACACCGAAAACACAAACGGTACAGCCTTTACGCGTGAGGTTTCTGAAATCCGTCTCGAAGTTACTCAGCCCGAGCAACCTGACTGGCAAACGCTAGCGGTAAACGTTGAGGACGCACAAGCTAGAGCACAGATGGCGAACACAAAAGCTGAAGAAGCAGATAAAAAAGCAGAATCAGCGCAAGCTAAAGCGGACAGTTTGGAGACATCGTTTCGCAACGTTAGCGCAAATTTGCAAGACCACGCAATGGATGAAGCGCAACTAAACAGCTTAACGGCAAAACTAGAAACAACTACTACAACCGCAAACACCGCAAAAGCAAACGCTGACACAGCAACAGCATTAGCACAACAAGCAAAAGCAACCGCTGACAAAACAGCAACAGATTTAGGACTTGCGCAAGCTAAAGAAATTGCTGACATTAAAAATGTAAACGACGCGGTCGAACGTTTGCGCACTGCGTTTGGGCAACAAAACGGGAAACTTGCAGGACGTTTAAGCGAACTCGCACAAAAAATCGAAAAAGCGAGCGCAGGTGCAACAGCGCCAGAACCTCTTAAAGTCGACGACGCGACTTATAACGCTATTAAAGCGTATAAATCTAATCCATATCAACTCGTTACATCTGCGACATTTATCGTAAACGGTCAAAAAGTAACATTTGAAGTCGGTGACTTAAACGAAGTGGCAAACTTTAACACGGATATCGAAGGACGCGTCCTTACTGAAAATCCGCGCAGTAATGTCAGTGGCACAGGCGAAAAATTAATCATCGGACTCAAAGGCGACACGCACGAAGTCACGAGCATTAAAATCGATACAGGACATCGAAGCATTGAAAATCGTCTTCTTGGTGTGCGCGACTGGTTAAACTTTGTACCAACAAAAGCAGAAAAAGCGCTTCTTGAATTGTCGCAAGCTGGCGGACGTACCAACTTTACTCAGGAACAATTAGACCAAGGAGTCGTAGTATCTGAAGGGCTTATGGTCGATATGGGTAAATATTGGCTACCTGTTGGATCTGTTGAATTAGCTTTCGGTGGCGGCAAACCAACGGTACAAGAATTGCTAAACTTTGAGATTTTAATTTATGATCTTGAGGATGCACGCGTTAAACACATTAAAGCGAACACGTTAATTGAGCCTGGCACAAAAGTTCCACCTATTTTAAAAACCGTATATTAAGGAGCTGATGACATATGTTTAACGAAAATGAAGATTTTTTCAAAAATTACCGCGGGCGTTATAGCCAGTACTGGATTGAACGCTTCGGACTAATTCCAGAGCTTCCAACAAGTTTTGATAACGCGAACTCTATTTACGAGCTTATTGCATGGCTTCAACGTGCATTTAAACAGCTATTGGACGATTTTACAGCGTTAGAAAACGAATTTGAAGATTTTAAAAATGCTCTCATTGACTTGTTAGAATACTTAATTCCTGAGCTTATCCGACGCTTTGCACACTCGACCGAGTTTCGTAAAATTTTCTCAGATTTGCTCAAGGATGTTCTTAATAGCGACCTTAAGCAATGGTTTAAGAACTACTTAAAAGATATTCTCCGAGATCCAGACATGCGCGAATTTTTTAAGGATTATCTCAAAGAAATTATGCACGATCCTGAAATGCAAAAATGGTTTAAAGATTATCTCAAAGAGTTGCTAAACGACCCGCAATTTTTGAAAGACTTGAAAGATAAGCTCGGTATCACGGAAATTGAAAATAACTTGAATAAAATTATTGACAACTTGAAACGCTCAGGAGCTTGGGAAAATGGCAATCTTAAGCCAGACCGCAATATTGCGACAGGTAATATTAACGTATTCGGTGGAGCGACTGACGGTGCGCACTTTATTCGCACAAACAATGGATCAACAGAGGACGACTTGGCTGGAGGTGTTTAGTTTATGGCACAACTCAAAAACGGCGGACGCGTAGACTTTCAGTTAAAGCCCGTAGTTATCCAAGGCGGAACGTATAAAGGCGTCTCTTACGAAGGCAACACGTCCATTTTTCACATGTATAATGCTTATACTACTACTTCAGCGTGGAACGAAACAATCGACACGCGAGTAAGTTTTGACTACGACATCGAAGAGACTGACGACGAGATTAAAATTAAAGTCAAGGGCGTGAGCGGATATGGCTTGACGATCACAAGCGTCGGACGAGGGACTCCTTTCCCTGTCCACGATAGCTTGGTAAACGCTAACGGTCAAACGCTTGTCGACATTCGCTACCAGTCGGGCGTCGGTTATAGTTATAATCAATCGCTTGGCGGTGCGACGGTGTTCGGTTCTGTTCCTATTCTTACGATTAAAAAAAGTGAGTTTGCGAAAGAGCATACGCAACACGTAGGAATTAAGCTTCTCCGCTTCGATGATTTGGCAGCAGACCCGTCAGGTGACAATAAAATCGAATTATGGTTCGACGCTATTGCTTACTTCCCACCGCCCGAATTTAAACCGTGGGCGACGCGTAAAAGTGGCACATTTAAGAGCCACCAAACGCATAATGGCTGGTTTAAAATTCGCAAAGGCGGAACATGGAACGACGTAAGCACAATGAGTAACGCTGACCGAGGCGCACAAGGACAAGGGAAACACCGCATCCGTCACGGTGGTTCGTGGGTCGGTCAGACCGAAATTGGCAACTAAAAAGAGGCACTTGTACTAGCGCAATAGTACAAAGTATGATATAATAGTGTTAGTTAAAAAGCTAACACTATTTTTATTTAGTGTTACTAGAAAGGAACTTTAAAACGTTGGTTAAAGAAACAACTAAAATCAAACTTTACTCAAAGTCGCCATTTCGTAGCGACTACGCAAACGTCATTCACTTCGACAACCGCGACGAGATGCAGAAATATTTTGACACCGACTCACCGCACCTGAAGAAAATTTACGAATCTAACAATTTTCAATTCATTTCGAGAACAGGTGAAATCTATGTCAGCGGACGTCAGGAACAATTTGAGACAGCGACTTATATGTTTTTTAAAAATGCGGGTAAGGAATATTACGCTTTTGTTTATGACATCGCGTACATTAATGAGAACACAACAAAAATAATTTATGAGTTGGACATTTGGAACACTTACCAGCCAATGTTGTTTAATAAAAACACGCAAGTTAGCGGGACTATTGCGCAATACTTGCCGTATTTGCCGAGCGATGATAAGAATTTTAGAGCACGTCACACAAACACACAAGGCTTTAACGTTGGATCAAAAGCAACTGAAGAAATTTATGACGTAGGCGCTAACTTAGTCGACTGGCTCGTTATTGTCGCAAAACCAGAATTTAAATTTAAAGGTGAGGCAGGAACACCTGCGTCAGATATGTCTTTCTCAGGGACTCAAAAAAGTTTAAAATATTATTTCGTACCTGTTGAAATTGCAGGCAAAATGACCAAACAGTTTGAGCTTGACGGTCAAACGTATCCACCGAAGCCTATTGTCACGATTTTGCTTGAGTGTTTTGGTATCACAGTCGGAGGGAAGCACATTAGTCCGACTAAGGACAACACCGCGGACGCTCAACACATTGCGACTAATAATATTGTAAATATGTATTACTCACGCTATTTAGGTATTGACTACGACTATGACGGAAGCGTTGTCAAAATTAAAAAAGCGGATGGCGATATTTTCAACGTCGTGGGCGTTGGACGTCAATCAAGTGCCGCACCGTCAGGCGGTTCAGGTGATCTCGTAACTGTCGGAGGACCGACAGGATCAGAAAAAGAAATCGCTGAACGTATTGCGAAAACAATTAAAGCAAATTATCCACCTGCGACAGTCAACGGAATCGCAGCGCTCTTAGGAAACGCGAAACAAGAATCATCGATGGACTATACCATCGACGTTGCCGCAGGTCTAGGACTTTGGCAATGGACGAGCACACGTGCGCAAGGCTTGCGAAATTATGCACACTCGAAAGGCATTTCAGAACATACTATTGAAGCGCAGGTCGGATGGCTATTAAACGAGCCAGGCGAAAGCGAAACGGCTAAAGCTGTACTTTCAGGAAACGATAGCGCTGGAAATCTCTCCGATGTCTTTGTCACACGCTGGGAGCGTGCAGGGATTCCAGTTGCGGACAAACGTCGAGCGTATGCGGAAAGTTTTGTACCTATTGTTAAAGCAGTCATTAACGACGCAGGCAATAACAGCAACGCAGGAAAAAACGCGGACAATAAAACAACATCGGCGCCAAAGCCTGCGGAAGTTACTGAAAAAGTAATCGCAAAAGTAAAAGCCATGGCTAATAAAAGCGTAGGTAACGGACAATGTTACGCCCTCTCGTCTTATTATTGTCAATGTTTCCGCGAGTTGGGCGTCGATGCGCCTGGACTCGGTGCAGGCGTTGGGAATTTGTACAAACAAATAGGTGACACTTACAACGCCTACGCCATCGGTAGCGCCTACGATTGGAAATCGTGCGGGTGGGGCGTGAAATTCAACCCGTCCGAGGAAGACTTTAAAAATGCCGCAGGCTGTATGATTAACTATAAACCAAACTACGGCCCAACGGTCACAGGTGGAGCAGGACACACAGGTATTTGTATAAGCTACGATGGACACAGCTTACACACCGTAGAACAAAACTACGGTAACAACGGTTACACGCTCGACCACGTTGTCACACACGTCCACGCTGACGCTCTCTCTAGTATCGTAATACCACCAGACGTACTCGCAGGCGGAAAAATTAATCCTGATGTCGTAGGCGATGCGAGCGGTGGCGACGGCTCAGGCGGTGCAAATAGTGCAGCTTATATCGTTAAAATTGTAGAGCATCCAAAAGCAGCGCCAAAATTCATCGAAATTGACGAGCTTAAGCCAAAAATCTTAAAACGCTTAAAATCTTACATTAAAGACAATCTCGGTGAACGTTTCGTTCCGTTAGCTAATCAGCTCTTACTTATTTCGGAGCTTATTGACGTCGAACTTTACGATTATTACGGAAACACGTACGCTTATCAGCTTGAGTTGTTAAATAATCTTCAGACTGAGGACGGTAAGTACTACAATAAAAGCGCTATCATGTTACTCGGAAGCGTCGGTGACCAAAACTACAATTTCGCAGGTCTTGTCGCTTATGGACATACTCACAATATCGTAGACCAAAACAATAAAACGTTTAAAATCAAAGCCAAGGCGGACGAAAACATTATATCCAAATGGGATATCATGCAATACGGGATTTTTGACACAACAGGAAAAAATCTGACAATTTTGGACGACGCTACGGCGACTTATATCCAAGGACACGCGGCGCAAATTAAGGCGCAACAAATGAGCTTTAACGAAAACGCAAGCTTACAAAGACAACAAGCGGACATGAACAACCGTCAGACGTCATTTGCAAATGATAAAAATATTTATGGCGCTAATTTTGCAGTGGATCAGAGCGTTTTCAAACGCGGAAAAGCAGGAGTAATGGCGACAGTAGACGTCGCGACAAATGCTTTAGACATTTTTAGTCCGTTAAAAAAAGACGAAACATACCTTGGTAAGTTTATGTCAACCGCAGGAAACACCGCAAAAGCCGGGATGAACGGATATTACAACGTCCAACAGTCTTTGATGGACGTGACTAACGCAAAAGTAAACCGTTCATTCGCGCAAGACGAAAACGAATTAAGAAGTCAGTCTACGGCGCTCGCAAACTTGCAAGCAAAAACAGCTATTGACCAACAGATCCGAGCATTTAACGCAACTATGACGGACTTACAAAATCAACCCGACTCAATTCAGCAAATGGGTAATGACATTAGTTTCCAAACGTCTAATTACCAACAAGGACTTTTTATCCGCATTCGTTTTCCATATCCAGAACAACTCAAAAGCGTTCTCACATATATGCATTTATACGGATACATTTATCAAACGGAATCAAACGACGTTTTAAAATATGCTTACAACCGCCAAGCGTTTAACTATATTAAATTAACAAGCGCAGATGTAAGCGGACTAGAAGCACCGCAGAGCGATTTAGCAATGATTAAAAATATTTTAGCTTCAGGCGTGCGGATTTGGGAAGCTAAATACTTAGATTATACTAAACCTAAGCCATTTGACATTTACACGCCAAATCCGAACCGCGCGGACGACCAAGCAGTCCTCGACAGTTACCGAAATTTTGATTAAGGATGGTAGCGCGGATGGAACAACATAAAAAAGAATGGTACAATCCACAGAAAATGCTCTCTTATAATCAGTTCTTAAATTTTGTGATAGGTGGGCGAGACATCGGTAAAACGTTTGCTATGAAAAAATATTTGTTACAACAATTTGTGAAGAATGGAAAACAAAGCCTTTATCTCCGACGGAATAAAACGGAATTAGATGGAATAGACAAGGAAAGCTTTTTCCCTCGAATTATGTTGGAACAAATATTTCCAAATTATGAAGAAGCAGAAGTGAACGTGTCCCGAACACAGACTAAAATAACATTTACATCAACGCTCGAAGGTTACGAAAATGGCGAATTTATTATAACGAGCGGAAAAATAATGCTAAACGGACGCGTCGTAATTTATCTAAAATCTCTCAGTACGTGGGTAAACTTAAAAGGATCAGAGTACGACAATGTATTCTTTATCATGTTCGACGAGGTTTTAATCGACACAAGCTCTAACAAGCGCTACTTAAAAAACGAGGTCGAAGCCTTTCTAAACTTGCTTATCTCCGTCTTTCGTCAGCGTAAAAACTGTCACGTGTACCTACTCTCTAATGCTGCGAATATTAATAACCCGTATTTTGCGTATTTTAAATTTTACGAAAACACCGACCGACGCTTTTACAATCTAAAAGACCGACGCATTTTAATTGAGTTTCCGCCAAACCAACCTTTTGACGGTTCATCAGACGATGATATTTACCACCTTATCAAAGACTCTAAAATTTATGACAGCGTGGCAAATAATAAATTTCAAGTGGATCGCGGTAAAAATATCGGAAAAATCAAAGGCGAAAAGACTTATCTTTACTCGCTGTACATCGATGGAATCACCTTATCTTGTTACAGTTGTAACGGTCTTGTTTACGTCAAGGTAGGCTATGACAAACACCGCAACATTTACAGCGTAGACCCTGCGGAATCTGAAAACGGTCTCATTTACATGGACAGAAGCTCGGATCTCGCGTGGACACTCAGACAATGTTATCTCAAAAATTGCGTCTGGTACGAAAACGCTGAAGCAAAAAATTACATGCTCACACTTATATCTAAAATTCTTTAAACATTGAATCTTTAAACATTGAAAGGGGGTGAGAAACATGGTAGAACATCAACTCTATAGCGCACTCTTGAAAGCTGCTCAATCTGACTGGACAGCGTTGCTCACAATTGTCATTGCAATTGACATTGCGACAGGTTACGCTAAGTCATACGTGTGGAAAGTAACTGACAGCGCTGTCGGTGTTAAAGGACTTTTGAAACACTTGACAACTTTGCTCGTTTATGTCTTCGCGTACGGGCTCGCGATTGATTTTGACATGTCGGCGCTAGGCGTTACGCTTGTTGTCTATAGCTTGCTTAATTACGCTTTAAGCATCGTCGAGAATCTCGGTGTAATGGGCGTTATTACACCGAGATTCTTACAAGCCAAGATCCGCTCAGAAATTGAGCGCTATGAATCAAAACTAGACAAAGGAGGAAAATAATGAATTATCAAGACTATAAAAACTCGCACATGTCGACAGGCGTAGACGTCGACGGATGGTACGGGAATCAGTGCTGGGACGGATACGCGGATTACTGCCAATATCTAGGCGTACCGTATGCAAACTGTACCGCATCAGGATATGCCAAAGACATCTGGGAACAACGCCACGAAAACGGAATGACCGACAATTTCGACGAAGTCGAAGTTATGCAACCTGGCGACATCGCGATTTTTAAAATCCACCCTGCGACACCTGTAAGCCATGTGGCAATCTTCGACAGCGACGCGGGCAATGGCTACGGCAACTTTTTCGGACAGAATCAAGGCGCACCCGACGGCGTGTACAATATCGTACAATTGCCGTATGACGCAACTTACCCCACGGCGTTTAGACGTAAGGGCTTAACGCAAACAAGCGCACAGCGTACAAATAAATATTTTTTAGACGTCAGCGCTTATCAGCCTGGTGACTTGTCAAGCATATGCGACCAAGCAGGCACGCGAGACACCATCATCAAAATTTCTGAAGGTAGTGGATGGCTCAGTCCAGTAGCATCACAACAAGTGCAAACGTCTAACGCGATTGGTTATTACCATTTCGCACGTTTTGGCGGTAGCGCCGCACAAGCGGACGCGGAAGCATCACACTTTTTGAGTAATTTGCCATATCCAAACGTAAAATATCTCGTTTGTGATTATGAGGACGACGCAAGCGCAGACCGTAACGCAAACACGGACGCCGTAATCCATTTTATGCAACGTTGTAAGGATGCTGGTTACAAGCCACTTTATTACTCTTACAAGCCTTATACGCTCGCAAACGTGGACGCAGACCGCATCGTTGCGACATTCGGCGCTTGCTTGTGGATCGCGGCGTACCCTAATTACGACGTAACGCCTGAGCCTTACTGGCCTCTAAATCCAGACATGAGCGGACAAATCGCGTGGCAATTTACGTCAACTGCCATCGCTGGCGGACTAGACAAATCAATTTTCTTAACAGACGATAACGATATTATTAATACACAAACGGAGGAAAACAACATGACAGACTTTGTAGCACGCAACCACACAGGAGACAGCGGATACGTAGCAGTAGTAAACGACCGCGTTTTCGGTATCGGAGACATGGACACAGTATTACAACTACAATCCGCAGGAGCAAAACACCTCAACCTTGACGACGCAGACTTCGGACGCTTTATCGACTCACGCGCATCTAGCTCGGACGTAGCTAAAGCGCTAAAAGACGCATCAGCGGACGTAGTCAAACAAATTGAGGATCTTAAAGCTACTAGCGTAAATGCGCCACAGCAATAATAACACAAAGCTTAAGTAAAAGCAAAAAAGAGCCGTAATGGCTCTTTTATTATTTTCCGTATTGTAATACCATATCAACCAACCAGCGAGCTAAATCGCTGGCTAATACACTTAGTAGCATAATACTAAACATCCAAATCGTCAATCTTAGGACATCCCTCGTCGCTCGTTATAAAGCGTCGTAGGAGTACGCTTTTTTTACCAGTCGTCCCAACAACCACAGCGCATCCTTTAGCGTCGTAGCCCTCATCGTCTGTTTCGTAAATCGCTATACGCGTACGCCCCGTACTGTCTTTGTAAGCGTTAAAGTTAAACTCAGCTTTTTGCTTAAGCTCACCTTTAAAAATAAGTAAGTCCTCATAGTCACTAGCAGTCATAGCGCTTACTAAGTCGCTTACGCGTTTAATCTTCGTTAGCTTGTTGCCTTCGTAGCTGTATTCCATCACTACGTAATATTTACCGCTTTTAAATTTCATCGTCTGTCAACTCCTTTGCTATATCTTTAACTACTTTCGTAACGCCACGACGTACATCGCTTACCAAATCGTTGTATAAAATGTTTTTTGGATCAGCCGTCACGACGTTTACGCTCAGCGCTTCACAATCTAAAACCGCTAGCCCTTCGTTTACGTCACGTTCACCTTTTGCGCAGTCCATAAACACTGTACGCAAGTTCTCAATATATATATCAGCACGCTCAGCGAAATGGTCGCCGTATTGTCCCATCGTGTGTACCTCACGCCACAGCTTGTCAGCGTTGTTAGCTAAGTACGTGCAAGCCTCAGCCTTTGTGCTACAGTATTGCGCTAAGTCTTTTTTATAGCTGTAATAAGTAATATAATAGCTTTTCATAATCGTTGCCCTCTCTTTCTTAAAGCTCTACCGTTTCGTCTAGAGGCAGTTTTTCTAAAAAAGCAGTAGTAGCATTAAAGCTTTTACGTGTACGCCCCGTATTGCAAGCCTTAGTCGTCATCAGCGCGTAAGTAGCGGTAAATGTGCTGTTATGTTCTTTCCAACAACAGTTATCGTACACATCTTTAACTTGTCCGTCCCAGTAGTCGTCGTTCATATAATCTACCATACTACCTACGCTCTTTGTAATACCTGATACGTATTCGCGTCCTTTAATCTTTACGTAATCAATAACGTAAACAAATTCGTCATCTGTTTTGTAATCTTGGTACATCCAATTAAATTGGTCTGCTGTAAGCATAATATTAAACCATAGCTAACTTTAGTTAACCCTTTCATTTATCTTTACTATAAGTATAGCACACCTCTAAACAGTTGTCAAGTAAAAGTGCCCATATACTTTAAAATATTTTTCTATATGCTCCCCTCTTCAATTATTAGTATAGCACTATTTAATCTATTTGTCAACGCTTGCAGTCTTTACCATTCCGTAATAGTAGCGCTAAAATATGCGCCATCATATCCGCGCGCGAGTGTATGCAGGCGACAAGATAAAGACATCAAAATTTTTCGTGACAGATTTTGAGACGATGATATATTTTTAAAAAATAGCAGACGATTTCAGCTTACGGGGAAGACAATATGACTCTACACCACCCCCCTAAG